ATTTCTTCATTAATTTCTACTTCAATATAGCAATCGTCAATTTCAAATGTATTTTGAATTTCTGGTGGTAAACATTCAATGCTATTTGTATCAATCATTTCTTGTAAATAACTCTCTATTTCATCTTCTGAATAACCAAAATGTTTTAACCATGTTTTAGTATTAGATTGAAGTTTTTCGCCAATAGCATTTCGTTCAATTTGCCTAATCTTTTTATCACCTTTTTTTTGTGTGTATGTAACATTAACATATTTCATAAAATTAAATCTAAGAATAATATCTTCATATGGCATATTAGTTTTTTGATGTATACCTTCTCCGTATAATAATAATTGTCCAGATTCTTTTAATAATTTTTCTCCTTTATATATAGAACTAGTTTTCCAATCGGTAATTACTATTTTCTTTTTCCCTTCTCTAATTTCTACATTTAGAAAATCTATATATCCATTAAAATATTGATTTCCTATTTTAATTAATATAAATGGTTCAATAATTGGTTTATCCGTAATTCTTTTATGATTTAAAAAGAAATGTCTCATACATTCTTCATATTTTTTTGCTATTTTTTCATTTTTATCTTTATCGGACCTATCATAGAGCAGCCCCATAGTATTAAATTCAAATAATTTATCTTCATATTCTTCTAACATTTGTTGATTATTTAATTCATTACGATAGAATTTCTCCATTGAATCATGAGCATGATTACCAGATATTGCATAAATACTATCATTTCTATCTTCTGGTATATGTAATATATAATGCAACATATATTCATAAGAATCATTTATATATGTGTTGAGTCTCGACCAACTCCAAAGTCTATTGCAATTAAATTCTTTTTTTATTAATTCTAACTCTTCATTGCTTTTTCTCATTCATATCTCCTTATATTTATATTATTATTTTATTCCATATTGTTCAAACAAATGCTTCTGTGGTGCAAATTCTTTATAAAATTCTTTTTCTGCTTTTAATCTTGTTATAATTGCATCTTGCAAATCATCAAAATAACCAATATTTTTACTCTTCTTATTAATACTTATTCTAACTAACCATCTAGAATAAAATTTATCCCAATTTACTCCTATAATTCCTGATGTGTTTTTTATATTTTTATTATGATTCATTTGTTGTTCACTTCTAGTTGATAATCTCAAATTATTTCTTCTATTATCTAATCTGTTTTTATTGTCGTGATCTGGAGTAATTTTAAAACCTTTAATACAATTCATTATTATCCCATGCATAGTTATATATGAAGTCCCGAGTGTTTTATTCTTATCTGTAGAAACCGCATATCCGTCTTTACTTAAATACCATTTGAAATCTTTAATCAAATCTATATCTTCAACATTTATTAATGCCCTACCCGTTTCTACTTTGTCTTTATTTCTTAATACAACTTCAGCATAATTTTTATATACTATTATTTCATTTTTTACTTTTGCCATCTTCTAACTCCTTTAACTCCTTTAAATATTCTTTATGTTCTCTTTCATCATAAATAACTCTATGTTTTAATAAATAATTATAAATTTTATTTGGTGCATCTGCTGGTGAATCTTTTTCATTTAATAAATCGTACTTATCATATATATAACTTATATTACGAATTCCGTAGAATCTCTCACATTCACTTCTAATGTGTTTTAAAGATATATCTTTATCATAAGCTAATACAAGATCACAATTAACACCTATTAATATTTTAACTTGTTCATCACTTAAATTATGGGAACCTACCGCTACTACTGTTTCGTCTAATCTACTATGTCTTTTAAGCACCGATTTTTCAGACTCCATAATTACTATTAAATTATTTTCTTGTATACTTCTATAATTTTCTTGGAGTCCATATAAATTAATTCCCTTTGGATAAGGTTTGAGAGGATAATACTTTGGAATATCTAATAAATCATAATTGGGAATGCTAGTTCTTCCAATGATACCAATATAATCATCTTCTTCTCCCGCCCAATATCTAACGGGGACAACTATCCTTTTATGCTTGTAACTATAACCGATATTGAATCTTTTCCTTGTAAACTCCATTATCCCATCTTCCTTAACCCAATCCACATAAAGACAAGGTTCGTATTCTTCTATAATGGTACTATCATAAATTTCAATATCGTGGATATTTACGGATTTTTTTTTGCGTTTAATTTTTTTAAATATTTCTAATGGATCTTGTTTTTCCTCTTGTTTATTCTTACTCTTATTCTTGGTATTTTTATATTGATACTTTAGTCCTAATAATTTATGTAAATATTTATTCGCTTCTACAAAAGAAATATTTTTAACAGTCATTACAAGTGTCAATAAATCACCACGAATAACACCACTATCTGATTGATATATCTTTGTTTTTAAAGTATCTTTTTTTATTGATATACTTGTTTTATTTTTATGTCCTGGTAGACCACAACGATACTCAGTCGAATATTCTTTAAGTCCATGACAACCGAGATTATCAAGAACTTTTTGTATTAAATTATTATCAATTATGTATTGGATAAGTTCTATTGCTGTCACAACTTAAATATCACCTACTTTTATCACCAATCAAGCGGTATTTTCACAATTCCAATTTCTTTATAAACATTTTTTGCTAAGTCATTTTCTGCTACTATCTGAAATTCATTAGTTGACCCAAATCTGTTTTTAGTAATAAATATAATTGTATAATGCTTATTTTTATCAAGTTTAAAAGGTATTTTGGTTAATTTATTCTTCCCTTCTAATCGATAACATTTTAATTCATTTTTTTCATCTTCATACTCATCATCAAAAGGTTTTCTAATCATTAAATTAGTTGAAGCAACGTCTACAATATTTTTAGCAATTCCAATTGCATCATTAGTATAATATCTTTTTGTTGTTGCTGCTTTCCCTAATTGATACGTAATCCATATATGAACGTTTCTACCTGCTGGTTTAATTGCGTCATATATTTCTACACTGTCTCTAGTCATTTCTTGCCATTGTAAATCACTTTTAGCATCTGAAGATACTTTCATAGTATCTAAAACAAACCATTTGCATCCTAAAGATGAATATTTTTTTATAGTTTTAATTGCTAATTTGGCCGTATATTTAGGAAAGGGAATAATAGTTATATTTCTATTTTCTTTTTTTTCTTCTATCCAATCAGCGCATTGTTTTAATAATTCCCATTGTTCTGCATTAAAACCACCATCACGCAAAATATACTTTTTCAATTCCTTTTTAAATATATTATTGGCAACCCATATTATTAATTCTTTTCTCCATTTAGAAACATCTTCTTCATTTATCATAATACATACTTTTTCATTATAATGAAGAATTTGAGGGAGAAGAAGTTCTATTGTTAATGTTGTTTTCCCTGCACCACTTAATGCACCTAACATAGTAATATGACCTTCTAAATTACCACCAATTTCTTTATTAAGTATAGGAGAATTATATAAAGGCATTCCAACATTTTCACCCTTATCTAATTTTTCTAATAATTCATGTATATCCTCACAAAGATTATAACTTTGCACATCACCTTCTACATTAACAAATACATGGTTTAATTGAGCTTCATATAAATCGTATATGCTTTCTGCATTCATATCTACAAACTGCTTAATTTTATCATGGACGGGGAATCTTCTTGCAAGTAACTGTAAAACTGCATTCCACTTATTTAATTCATTAATATAACCACCGATATTTTCAATATTTACATATTCTTTTGATTTATCAATGGTGTCATAACCACCATATTCATCATATTTTTGTTTAAGTTTAGGATGTTTTTCAAGATATAATCCAACAGTAATATCATCTAATGATTTCTTACCTTCTTTGACAACAATATCATAACCAATAGCAAAATATACCCTCCAAGTATTATTGCTAAAACTCTTAATATTTAATTTATCATATGTAAAATATAATTCAGGATTTACATATAAAATAGCTACAATATTTGCTTCGCAAGCTAGTTTGTATTCTTGAACCTGTTTGCTACTTTTGATTAATTCAATTTCTAATGGAGTTAATTCTTTTTTCTTTTCCGTCAATATATCACCACCATTACCACAACTCTTCTAATTCATTATTTATTTTTTTATCATTCTTATTTTTATATTCCGCACCTTCATTAGTCACATTTTTAAGATCAATCTTTTCAATTTTTTCTTCAGACTTCACTTTTCGCTTTAATCTATTAACAACATCATTTATATCTTTTTCAATTATTAACATTATGGTATTGAATTTATGTTGTTCGTTTTTAAATTTTGATGAATTTACTATCTCTTTTATTTTTACTTTATTAATCTTAAAGGCATATAAAATATGTTTATAATCATATTTAGCCATAGGTTTAACATAATTATTTGCCATAAATTTACCTTCGGATAATCCCTTTAATCGTAAAATCATATATTTAGGTAAAGCCTGATTGGTATATTCAAATATATCTTTTTTTATGTATTGATAAAGTTCATCAAAACTTTCTATTTCTTCTTGTGTCATTTTTGCCATTGCATAATTCACCTACTTTAAAGAATAAGAGGGGCGAACCCCTCTATTTAATTAAACATCTAAGATAACTCTTTAACAAAATCTACAAATATTTGTAATTTTTCAATATCAGCAGAATCTAATTCTTTTGCTGATAATTCTAATTCCTTCATTTTAGTAGTTACCTTGGAAACCTTTTCTTTATCATCTCGTATTACTGACATTAATTTTTTAAATTCACTTATTAAATTTTCTCTTAATTCTGCTTCATTCTTCTGTTGTATTTCTTCTTTTTTCTTAATAGCAATTTTTTCTACAACTTTACTCTTCTCAATATCCTGTTCCTGCTTTGCTTCTTCAATTGATTTTTTATTAGGTTGTTTTTCATGTTCAATTTTAATAGCATCTTCAATGGCTTTGATAAATTCATTTGAATCAAATACTATTGAATCAATAATCTCAGAAAATCTTGATTTAGAATCGATATTAAAATTATCATCTCTAAATGTAATTTTCCTAATCTCAGCACTTACTTTTCCTTGAATTTTATCTTTACCGTTAAAATCTTTCTTGCCAGTTTTCTCTTGAATTATTTCTCTGTCAATACTAGCAACACCAAGAACATGAAGTTTGGTTTTAAGTGCATTGAAATAATTATATTGCATATTTGTAGTTAAAATATCATAATCCAATCCAGATACAGGATCATTCATAGTTCTCTTTTTTGTATGTCCAACTAAGAACATAGCAACACCGACTCTTTTTAATTCCCACATTCTTTCCATAATTAAATCTATGGTATATTTTTCACCTTCGCCATAACCACCCCATGCTTGCTTTATGGTTTTTGCTTCTCTCTTTTCTTTTTTACTAGGATTTTCTCTTACTTCTTTATTATAAAGTCTTATAGCTTCTGGCTCTGCTATTCTGATTAATTCATCAATTGTATCCCATATAATAACCTTTAAATCTTTATAATCTGTAAGTTTATTTTCAATTATATCCTCTGTAAATTCATCAAATATATCCCAATCAGGAATATCTTCATAAATTGCTCCAGCTATTGCATCTATACCATCTTCACGACCAACATTGGCTATTATGTATCCATCTTCGCTAACTAAAGTTTCACAAACTTCTTTTGCTAAAGTTGTTTTGCCTATACCTGATTCTCCTATAAGACCAATGTTATAAGCCAAAGGATCAATTTTAATAACATTTTTTTTCCCAAATTTTCTACCCAAATATATACTCCTTCCATATTTATGATTAATTTAAGGGTAAAATTAATTACCCTTTTATATTAATCTTTTAATCGTTTAGCAATGCGTCTAGATCATCTAAACTATATTCTTTAGATTCATTATCAGTATCAGATGACTTTTTATCATCATTTTTCTTACTACTCTTATCGCTCTTATCATCATCTTCACTCTTAACTAATTGACTCAAAAATACCAAATCATCAAACTTATATTTATCATCAGTTCGTACAATAATAGGTTTCTTTTCGTCACCTTCACCAACAATTCTAATTACGGGCTTCTTAATAACCATTTTCTTTTCTCTGGTATTACCTACAGCACACTTTGCAAGTGCTTCTTCTTCAGTATACGCACCTAACTCAATTAATTCCTTAATATCATCGGGCACATCATCAAGAGTAATATTAATCTTTGCCTGACCTTCAACAATATTACCTTCGACCATAATTTCATTAACATTATCTTTCTTTGCTTTAAACAATTTACTAAGAAGTTTTGTACCCTTTTCTAATTCTGCTTCAGCAATTTCAAATTGAAATAGTTTAGGAAATGCTACGTTCTGTTTAATTTCCTGTTTGTCTTCACCATACTTTCCAACATAATCAATTACATATGCTGAAATTGGGAATGCTCCAGATTCTTTATCGTATTTACCAACGCTATCTTTGTCAATAAGAATAGTCTGTTGGAATGTTGCAGAGTATTTAGAAGAATCGTCTGCCTTTGAAAGAAATACAGATGTAACTTCTTTCTTCATTTGAGTATTATCCTGATACATTGAATACTTTAAGTTACCTTTAACATTAATAATTGTTTCTGCTGTTAAATGTTCTTTAATGTATTCAATTGCATCATATGCAGATAAAAACTTTTTAGCAAATGTCTTATCTTTAGCATCCTTTTCAAGTCCAACAGTAATAAAACACTGTTTGCCTATTTGATTGATAATATCTTCATCGAACCTATCATCCCAATCAATGGTAAATCTATTTTCATAATCATCTACTTCTTTACCGTTATCATCTTCTTTTTTACCATGAACATAGATCACAGAATCATTTACACTACTATATCCACCCATCATGTCACAATAAACAGTATTCCCATTTCCACAATCTACTCCAAGATTCATGTTGTTGTAAATCCATCCAGAAGCGGATTCTTCATCAATCTTAAAAGTATAGTCGTTAATCTTTGCCTCGCCTATAAGTTGAAATGAAGCCTGACCTTTTTTAAGAACAGAAATATCTTCCTTCTTATCGTTTTTCGCCATATGTATAAACTTTCCTCCTATTTTTATTTTGTTGTTTTAATTACTTATTATCTTTTATTGTTTTCTACCAATTTTAGTGATCCTTCGGAAATGGCAACTACAGGCCATATTTCTTCATAATTTTGGTCTTTCGGAACTATCTGTATTTTTAACTTTTCGTTCTTCCCATTTAACTTAGTAATAAGACCTTGCTTAACTTCTCCTGTGCTTTCAATAGCAAATTCAATCTTATCTCCTTCACTAACAGTGAGTAGTTTTCCCTCATCATCTACTATAACAATAGACTTATATGGATTAGTATCAATTTCTATCATATTTTATGTATTTCCTCCTTTCTTCGAATATTTCATTACCAAATTTGTTTTTCATCATGTTTTTGTAAGAACCCCAATATATCGGGGTTTATAGATATTGATTAATCCCTATATAATGGGATTTTATTCTCTTCTAACCACTTTAAATAATCTTCAGATGGTTCACCTAATATGTATTTAGTATTTAGTGTTTGTGCATAATTATTTTTAATGTTTAATTCAGTTAATAATGATGTTTGTATTTTAGTACCATTTTCAAATCTATCAAATTCATCATCATAAACAGTTCCACGCAACTGCTGTTCTAAAAGCCCTGGCACTTGATATCCATCCCATAAACTACCTACTGACCAATTTTCTAATCTCGGCATAATATCACTCCTTTCTTAAATTTATTTTCAACTTTAAATGAAATCCGGCTTTGGAACACAGTTAAATTTTACCATTTCTCATTTAACTTTTCCTATGAAACCCAATAGGCTACCAGTCATTAACTAGGTTATGTCCCGTAACATCTACTACTTCAGCTTACGCTATCCGTAGATACTTTAAATTAGTATATTGAGTAACTTTATATTTATATTGCGTATTATCATTAAGAATATTAATTGCTCCATTTACATCTCTATGCATTGTATAACCGCATTTTTTACATTGATAATTCCTACCTTTTGGATTATTACGCTTACCACAGCAAGGACATTTTTTAGAAGTCCAATATTCTTTAACTTTAATTAACTTAATCCCATGTCTACTTAATTTATTTTCCAATTGTAACATTATTAAACCATAAGACCATTGACTTAGTTTTTGTCTTGTTTTTCTACTACCCCTTCCTTCTTCTTTAGTATTTCTTGTACAATCATCTAAATCCCCATAATAAACTGTAGAAATATTATTTCGCAAACAATAATCAAGATAAAGTTTTGTAGTCTTATGTACTGCATCAAGAATTTTATTGTCAGTAGTATATTTTAAATGCCAAATTGCTTTACTATATTTTTTATATTGTTTGCTATACTTAATGCATTTACTTTGCCTACTTCTTAATTTACCTAATTCCTTATTTCTCAACCGTTTTATCTCTCTCAGTTTTCTGCCAGTAATTATAATCGCATTCTCATTATTATCAATTGCAGTTATACTATGTATTTCTCCTAAATCTATAGCTGATTCATTTGCGGATTGAATTAAAACATTATCGTTTTCTTGTTTGGTCTTTATGGCAAGTTTTAAACCATTACGATAAATCAATTCAATCTCTACTATATTATCAGGTATAGATTTCATATGACATTTAATAGGTTTTTGTCTTTTATAACTATAATTTGTTTCTATGTCTGGTGCTACAGGTTTTGCTAAAGTTAAATAACCTTTATCTTTATAAACTTTTATATTTTGGTATGTCCAACCTGTATTAAAAAACCTTTTTTCTTTATATGGCAATTTAACTTTATTACTATTCTCATGTTTAGCCCTTATTGACTTCCACATAGCATCTCTGGCAGTAACATATTTTATAATTGTAAAATTAATACTATTAGCTAAAATGTGTGGTACTGACTTCTTCATCATTAATTGTAACTGTGATTGTGTAAGAGATTTATCAAAAATATCTCTATAATCCCAATCAACTTCTACACACTTGTTCCAAATTATTGCTGAGTATTTATTACATTGCATAAGATATTGATAATCTGATTTATTACAATTAACTGGTACTATTAATGTTTTATAAAGTATATAGTCACCTCCTTTAACTTCTGTATAAAATAAAACTTCTTCTATTATGATTTCAGGGCTTCAAATGCCTATA